GTCCCGAACACCGAGCCGCTCCTGCTCGACACTTACCAGATCATCGCGATCCCGCAGATCACGCTGGTGAAGGAATCGACCAGCGACGACACGTTCCATGTTCGATCCTGCGTGTACCGCGGTCTGGCCAAGGACGTCACCTGATGGCGACGTACATCGATCGGGCGCGGAAGACGACGTTCACGGCGCTGGCGTCCTTCGATATGCGCTTCCATGTTTACCCGGCGAACGTGGCTCCGGACCCGCTGGATCGGTACTACCCGCTGACGATCGCATTCGGCGCGAACCAGCAGACCGCGACGATCGAAACCAAGTGGACATCCGGACCGGCGGGAGCCGCTTGGACCTATTCGGTATGGTTCGAGGTCACGGTAAACAATGGCTTCGGCGCATCGACGACGACGAACTACACGCTGGCAAGTGGTACTGGGAACAACAGCAACTCATCGACCGGAATATCCCTCAACATTGGGGCAATCACGATCCAATTCGATGCCGAGATCGATGCGACGACGATCAAATGGGACATCACTCAGGGTGCGTTTTCCACCGCTGGCTCCCCGTATCCCGACATTGACTACACCATGTATGAGCGGGCCGAGGTCGGAGCCGCGGCGCTCTCGAAGGTCACCATAAACGGAACCGCCATCAGCGCCAGCGGATCGGTCGGCACGGCATCGAATCTCGACCATACCCTTGACGTCTCGTGGGACTACTACAACAACACCACGACGGCCAAGGAGTTCACGGTCTCGAATCAGAGCATGAACAGCCTGTCGATGTCCGGCTCGATCCCGTCGTACAGCCACACCGCCTACGGTCAGACGGTCACAGGAACGCAATCGATCGTGACCGGCAACGGTCTGGGAGCGCCGGCCTACGGGGAGAACGACAGCGTCGATGTCTCGACCAGCTATCGATACAAGGGCACCTGTACCCTCCGCGGGCGTATCAGCGCATTCGGCCAGTCGTACCCCGACAACCTAGACGTGCGGATCACAGGCTTCAATCATGAGACCACGGGTTACCGTGACATCACCGCCGGGAGCGGTTCGTTCGACGAGACCGATGACTTCTTGGATACGTCGATCAGCTCGACGATCACCAAGTACGACTCCTCGACATCGACGCAGTCGAGCGACGTCAACACGATCCCGAGCTGGGTCTATGCCGACATTAAATCGGCGAGCTTGTCAGCGCTCGGGGACGATACCAACAACACGAAGATGTACCTGCGCGGCTGGTCATTCTCCGGCGCTTCGGTACTCCAGGCGGCCACCAAGGCGATCTCGACTGGTGTCACCACGGCGACCCGTACATTCGCCAGCGAGGGCGTGGGGCTCAATTCCTACCGATACCTGCGGGTCCAGCTCCGGCGAACCGCCGGCACGACGCAGACCGGCACCATCAGCATCACGACGCAACCCGGCTCGGTCGTCAAATCCTGGGACGTCTCGACATCGAGCGGGACGTTTGCGTATGTCTACCTCGACCTATGCTCGCCGGACAACAAAACATCGACGATCGACAGCACGGACAACCCGTACCCGAGAATGAATCCCAGCGATCCGACGAACGCCGGCCAGCTCACCGACGGAGACTACTGGGGCATCACCAGGGCGACGCAGATCGCGCTCACCGGCACGTCGATCGAGATGGGGGACATCCACCTTTCGGCATCGAGCGGCGCTTCGGCGTGGTGTACCGGCTTTTGGGCTCCGACTCGCACATGGACGGCGACCCAAAAGACGGCTTACGGTGGCAACACTTGGACCACCAATCGGCTGTACCACGGGCACACGGAGGGCAACACCCAGACCGAGGAGGGATGGGCGCTCTGGCAAACATCGCCGGCAAGCAATGCCCTGATGACAATCACCGACTTCGTGAACGCCATGAACGCCACCGACGGGTCGGTGGTGCGGCACCAAGGGTACACCTGCTCGGCATCGACGACCAACACCTCGCCGACGTACATCCGCAACGGCTACGCCAACAGCGTCGACGGCCACGCGTACTGGCTCGGCGGGATTACCCGCAAACGAGGACAGGGCGATAAATGGTGGTACAACACCGACCAATCCGACGGCGGCGCGGACACCGCGGTCCTCGCGCAGACGGTCTTCAGGCGGATGAACGGCGACTTCGTCCCCGATGCGTTCGATGCGTTCGAGCAGGAGGACGCGGGGAGCCAGTACCTCTCGATCCTCGCGGTCAACTACGCTCGAGGACGCTCCCATGGGATTGTATTGCAGACCAACACCGAACCGTTCGCGCTCCAGACCGTCACCCTCGAGCGGGACTCCGACTCGAGCAATCGCGGGAGCGGGACCAGCAGCTCGATCGGGGTGTACGCCACCGGCCTCCCGATGGGACTCGGGCAGGTTAATCACAATACCAAGGCGTCGAGCCTCAACAGCAACGGGCCCGATCCGCTGTACACGCACAAGCAGCACCGGTACGTCTTCAAACTCCAGAGCCCGAGCGGGACGGCATTGAGCGCGGATCGAAACATCCTTCTCCAGCATTACTATGCCACGTTGTCGAGCGGGACGGTTTCGCTGTGGAAGGCGGCCGGACCGCTGGCGACCAGTTACACCGAACGGATCACAAGCCTCACCAGCATCGCCGACCTGCACATGAGATGCCTCCACCCCGATCCGGCGCTCGGGATCGTGATGTTCGTGCGCGAGACTGGTGGGACACTCAAAAGGCAATACACCGAGGACGAAGGAGCAACGTTCGTGGCCACCACCATCAACTCGACCGGTACCCAGCCGGCCTTCTGCGTCGACGATCTGGGGCTCGAGTATTACATCTGGCGGACCAGCGGGAGCAATATCCAGGGCAAAATACTCGATGCCAATGGAGCGCAGGTTATGGGTGTCACCACGCTGGTGACCGGCAATGTAGCCGACCAGGCGATCGACATCTACGAGCGGCTCGACGACCTCTACATCGTCTACAACCACACCAGCAACGGGATCACGGTGGTGCGCTCGACCGACGGTGGTCGGACCTACTCATGACGAAGGCCAGCCGGGGAAGGGATAGAACCCGGCTGGCCATGAACCGGAGGCTGGAATCCCGGCAACCCCATTATACCGGAGATCGACATGGGAACCATTGCACGGTTGGCGGCGAAGCAGGCAGTCGAGAATGTCGGAGTCGTCGAGGAGGGCGAGAACCGCGGCAAGTGGGTCGAGATGTACCAGGCGGCGGTCGGTATCCCTCCCGGTTCCCCGTGGTGCGCGGCGTTCGTCCGATTCCGGCTCGAGAAGGCCGCGGAGAGGCTCGACAAGGAGCTTCCCGATGGATTCCCCGATTCGGGGTGGGTGCCGTCCTACGAGGCGTGGGCGAAGCGCAACGGCTTGTGGGTGCCGGCGCGGACCGCGGAGCTGGACGACGTCGAGCCGGGCGATCTGGCGGTCTTCTGGTTCGAGGCCAAGCAAAGGACGGCCCATATCGGGATCGTGGTCGATTGCCCTTCTACGGGCATCTGGACGACCGTGGAGGGCAACACCGGACCGGACACGGCCACCAGTGTCAATCGGGACGGCGACGGGGTCTACCAAAAACGAAGAGCCCGCTCCATGCTGGGTAGCAGGGGCGGGTTCGTTCGGATCAAGTTCTGATCAGTCCTTCATGCCGAACATCCGCTCGAGCGGATTCCGGTGGACCGGCTCCATGTTCACCAGCACCATCCGGAGCGCCAGCGCGATTTCGTCGAGCCGATGCTCGGCATCCCTCACCTCCGACGAATCCGCGAGGCCGATGCCGTCCTCGTCGTCGTACCCGACGGCCTTCAGCTCGAGCGCCGCGTAGTACATCTGCGACAACGCCGCCTTGATCCGGTTTCGATTCGATGTTCGCTTCATTCCGCTACTCCTGTCTTGATGTGGACGACCTCTTCGCCCGGTACGACGCGGAACCCGACCTGCTCGGCGGCTTCCGGCTTGGCCAGCATCTTGGCCTTGATCTCCGCGGGAACTTCGGAGATCAGGATCGAGCGCTTGATCTTGACCGCCGCGGGGCAAGACCGCTCGGCCCATTCGATCGCCTTGCCCTCGTCGATCACCGCGACCTTCGGGGCCACCGATCGGATCGAGACGGTACCGTAAGGGCATCGCCACGTCTTTGTCTTGATGTTGCCGACCTTGTCCCTCGGCATATTCTCGATGGCAAAGCCCTTGAGCTGTTCCCCGTACCGGCTGGCGAACCACTCGAGCCGTTTTCCGGCGTCCTTCACGAGCCGCTCGATGTTCGCCTGGACGATCGCCAGCTCGGCCTTGCGCGCCGCCAGTTGGGTCTCCAGCTCGAGGTGGCGACGCATCGCCACCAGAGCCTTCTCCTCCGAGTCGATGTCGCCATCGATCCACCCCGAGACGGGGCCGAGGTAGTTCCCGGTCTCGTCGTCCCAAAGCTCGCCGTCGATTTCAAGCGTTGCCATTGTTTCCTCCAATCGGTTCCGAGATGTGGAATCCCCGAAGCTTGACCGGCCTCGAGGGTTGCGTTGTCTGCCGAGTTTGCGGTTGCGGCGCCACGTTCGCCGCGCCGTTCGCGTCGTCATCCTCGCCGGCCATGATGCCGAGCAGGGACGCCACCGAGTAGCGCCGGCCGTAGGTGATCGCCGAGCCCATGCCGTGGGCGTCCGGCTTCGAGACCGGGATGGTGGCGCTCGATGCGATCCATTCGCCCGATTCGTGGATCAGCCGAGACTCGACCGTGATCGAGACCGGCCGATCGTTGTCGTCATTGGCGACGACCTCGGAGCCTTGCACCAGGGCCATGCCGTTGGCGGTCAACACGGGGACGGCGACCGAGAGGATGCCGTCGAGCGTCATGTACCGCGATCGGAACGCAGGGTTGTTGCCTTCCTTGCCGACCGCCGGCATGGCGGCTTGGGCCTTGACCAGCGCCAAGGCGATCTTCGAGATATCCGTCGAGTGATTCATTTCCAACCTCCGGCAGACACTATAACGTGCCCCGTTATCAGAACGCAAGGGGCGGGGATACCGTGCGCTGATATACTTGGGGCATGATCAGAGGATTGAGTCAGAACGACATCGCCTCCCGCATGGGAGCGCACCAGCCGCAGGTCTCCGCTTGGTTGTCCGGCAGGATGATCCCCAAGGACGACAACCTTTCCCGATTGGCCGAGGCGATGGGCATGGCACCGGACCAGGTCATGGCCATGATCATCCGGCGACGGCAGGCTCGGTTGGCCGACGAGTCGACGGGGTGAGGATAACTCCCGCGATGGTCCGCGGGATCGTCCGGAGGCTGGCAATCGAGGACCGTGTACCCACCAAGGAGGAGGACGCAATCCTTTGCCTTGCCGTCCAGCAGGGCATCGAGGCCAAGGATGCGATGGCGACCATGCTCCGGCAACACCGGGGCCTGGCTCTCAAGATGATCGCCAAGTGGGCCAAGGGCAACATCGTGGACGACGCGATGACCGAGGCGATGGTCGGCATATCCAAGGCGGTCGAACGGTTCGATCCGGCGATGGGCTGGAAGTTCTCGACCTACGCCACCTACTGGATCTCGAGCCGCGTCCGCAGGATGACGCTCGAGTCGAGCATGGCGACGAGGATTCCGGAGCATACCGTCTACCGGTACCGCCGGATGAACAAATTCGTCGATGCCCACCGCCGCGAACACGGGGCCGACCCGAGCGACCAGCAGATCATGGCCCACCTCGATTGCAACGCCGCGATGCTCGGAGATCTGAAGCGAATGTCGGCATTCGAGCTGTTCTTTTTAGAGGATCTGTCGCTGGCCAATTACCAGGACGCGTCCACCATCGAGGCCCACAAGTCCCACGAAGGATCGATCGTCGAATCCATCGAGATGGACCGCATCATGGATTACGTCAAGGAACTGCCGGACAACTACCGCCGGCTCCTGACGATGCGGTTTGGCCTCGACGGTTCGGAGCCCATGTCCCTGCGGGAGATCGCCGTGGCCGAGCGATGCAGTCCGGCCAATGTCGAGCAGAAGCTTCGATCCCTGCTCAAGCGACTGAGGAAAGCAATTGAAACACCTCGAGGATAAGGAGCAGATCGCCCTGGTGACGTGGCTCCGGTTGATGGCGACGAAGCATCCCGAACTGGCGCTGGCGTACCACACCCCGAACGGGGGATACCGCGACCCGCGGACCGCCGCGAAGTTCAAGGCGCTCGGGGTTCGAGCCGGCGTCTGGGACATCTTCCTTCCGGTGCCGGCTCCCGGCCTCTGGGTCGAGATGAAGGCTCCAAAGGGTCGGCTCACGATCGAGCAGGCCAAGTGGCGCGAACAGCTCGAGCCGTTTGGATATCGGTTCGCGGTATGTTACAGTTGGCCCGAAGCCGCTCGGGCCATCGCCGACCATGTCGGCTTCCAAATCGAAATCTGAAGGGATATCAGAATGGCGCAGTATCTGCGGGAGGAGGCTCGAGCCTACCTCCGGCGATTGTTCGGCCCGTACCGGGAAGGCTGGATCGAGGTCCGGACCTTGCACGCGAAACGGGCCGCCAGCGAATGGTTCGGCCTCCCGACGTGCCTCGAGGGCGACCCGTGCGAGGATATGCTCGACAAGATCGGGGCGTGGGTCTCGGAAGGTCGGGATGTCTATGTCGGCGTCCTCCCGCGGTGCGAACGGGGCGGCAAGTCCGCGCAGATGGTCCAGCAGATGGGATGCTTCTGGGTCGATCTCGATGCCAAGGTCGAGGGTGCCGACGTCGAGTTGCTTTCCGAGGCCGACATGGTGGTCCACACCGGGAACGGATGGCACGGCTACTGGTTCCTGTCCGCGGTGCAGAACGTTGCCAGGCGCGACGCTCGGGAGATCGCCACCATGCGCGTCAAGGCCCACCAGCGTAAGGTACTCGACGGTGTCGATGCGACCCACGACCTTGCCCGAATCCTGCGGGTGGCGGGAACGATCAACTACAAGGCCGAGCCGAAGCAGGTCAAGCTCCTGCGGCCGGTGATCGCTCGGAAGACGGCAGTGGCCGGGGATCGGATGACGGGTTACGAGCGCCTGGGACTCGGCAGGCTCAAGCCACCGCCGGACTGGACGCCGGAGGACGAGCGGGTGCATCGATGGGTCTGGACCACCGGGTACGAGGACGACGAACGCATCCCCGACCTGCGGGAACTTCACGGCCGGATGCCGTGGCCGGCGGGCGGCTTCGAGACCGACGTCGAGGGATGGGTTCGGCGGTGCCTGGTCCACATGGTGGCGCGTGGAGATGGCTGGTTCGAGCTGGAGGACTTCGCCAAAGCCATGGGATACGATGCCGACTGGCTCCAGAGCTGGCTGGAGCATTGCGAAACGAAGGGATAGATAATGCCGATCGATTACGACGCCATCGTCGACGACGGTGACGCTGGTTTTGCATCGCCGGGGGGAAAGGGCGGGGAGTGGAACGATCTGTTCGAGCGCCATCCCGAGGGCGGTGGGCCGTTCGGTGGCCGGGACAACGCCGCCACCAAGCTCCTCGGGTTCCTCCGCGCCAAGCGGGTTCCGTTCGACGCCGCGGTGGCGTTCGCGGAGTGGTGGAATCAGACATACCTCGACCCGCCGATGTCGGCCGGGGACATCCGCGACAAGATCCAGCGGGGATGGGTTCGCTGGCTCGAGGGCGGCCTCGAGGACGCGACTCCCGAGAGCATCCTCGAGCAGGCCAAGTCCCCGCTCGAGTTCATTGGGCTGGACCGGTTGGCCGAATTGGCTGCCGAATCGGGCGATGCCGAGTGGCTGGTCGAGGATCTGGTGATCGCCGGCGGGCTACATTTCATCACCGCTCCACCGGGTGGCGGGAAGACTTGGGCGGCGGTCGATCTGGTCCGCGCCTGCGTCACCGGGGATCGCTGGCTGGCGTCTCGGAACGTCCTCAAACCGATATCGGTTCTTTATATAAACGAGGAGATGGGACCGTCCGCGTTCTTTCGCCGGCTCGATGGCTTGCGGGTGCCGCCGGACCGTCTTTCGATCCTCCAGCGGTCGAACGTGCGGCTCGACGATCCAGACCATCTGGCACAGGTGGTGAAGCATATCCGCGACCGCCGGATTCGCCTGGTGGTGGTGGATACCTTCGTCCGAGTGCACGGGAAGGACGAGAACAGCAACACCGAGATGGCCATGTTGTTCAAATGCTTCCGCGAGATGATGGACGCCGGCTCCGCGGTGGTCTGCCTCCACCACCACCGCAAGTCCGGAACCGGGTCTCCGGTGGCCCACGAGGCCACCCGCGGGGCGGGGGAGATCGCGGCGCAGGCGGACATCATGGCGGCCATCGAGAAGGATTCCGGAGCCTACGTTTTCCGGATCACGAAGCACCGGCACCTCGAGGAGGATTCGGTCGGGGAGATCGCGTTCTGCGTCGATTCCTTGGACGACGGCTCGTACCGGATCGAACCTGTCGAACGTGACACCGCCAAGGAGGCGTCTACGTTGGCCATACACGGGCGCAAGGGCGGTATCGGCAGTTCTGCCCTGTCCGACCGAATTCTGGCCGTCCTGAGCGATTCTGAAGCGATTTCGACAAACCGGGTGGTCGAGCTGGTCAAGGCCAACCGGGCGAAGGTTCTCGAAACCCTCGACCAGCTGTACGCCGCGATGTCGGTGGAGCGCATCGAGGATGGCCAGAAGGTGCTTTGGAAGCTCGGAATTTTCTGAACTGGTTCCAACCGGTTCCGACCCTGCCCCTCCCCCCCCTAAAGGGGGGGTCGGGGACTTTCCCGCGGAACCAGTTCGGAACCGGTTTTTTTGGTTTCCCCCCAGACCCCCCTTCCGTCCTTGGGCGCGACACGGTTCCTACGCCCCCCGAAGGGGCTCCGGAACCGGTACGCGCCGTTTCAGGATGGTTGGAATGGTTGCATTGTTTCAATAACGTGTTGTAGTATTGTTTCCGACGCCATCGTGGCGTTCAATCGAGACGCGCCGGATGGCGCAAAGGAAACAACAATGGGATTTTTCGCTCAGAACGGCGGCTTCGCCGATGGCAAGGAATGGGCCAACGTGGAGGCCGGCACCTACAAGTGTGCCCTGGTGGGAGTCGACGTGGTGGATCGCCCGAGCTTCGAGGATCGGACCAAGCTCGAGCCCAACTTCCGGTTCCGGTTCGAGACGATCGAGGTCGGCGACGACAACGGCAACCCGTTCCGGTTCACCCAGTTCACGAAGACGTACTACGGCAACGACATGGCCAAGCTGACCAAGCTTCTGGACTCCATGCTCGGTCGGCGTCTCACCAGCGCCGAGTTCTCCCGGCTCGACATCGACGACCTCAAGAGCCGGCCGTGGTCGGTTACCGTCGATCTGATTCAGACCAACAGCGGGAAGGAGATGAACGTGATCCTCGCGGTCAAGCCCTTTGCCACCAAGGCGGCTCCGAAGCCGGTCCGCAAGCCTCCGGTCGAGGACGACATCGAAGACCCGTTCGCCGAATAGGCGGCCATCATCTCGTCGACGTTCCCCGGCTTCGGCCGGGGACTTTTCACAAGGGATACACCATGAGCAATCGAAACTGGGAGCGACTCGGGAACGCGGCGCTGGCCGTGTTGATCATCTTGGTCGGCGTTGTCTACGCGATGGACGCCGCGGACAGGTACGACGAACGGCTCGAGAAGTCGGCGAAGCTCCGCGGGTGGGATCGATGAGCGAACACTACCGCAAGGGATCGATCCAAGCGATTCAGGTGATCGACGACTGGGGACTCGACTTTGCCCTCGGCAACGTCATCAAGTACCTCGCCCGCTACAAGGACAAGGGTGGCCGGGAAGACCTGATCAAGGCCGCCTGGTACCTCACCTTCGCGATCACCGGCTCGACGCTTCGGGCGGATGCCCAC